AAAAGGTTGAGCCAGATTTTGTTGTTCATCCTGTATTTTATAAATATGCAAATTTACATATGTATACTGATATTCAGCCATATGAGATTATTAGAATAGCATCTGTTAAAACTATGTATGTTCGTCCTATGATCGCTATGCAAGGTGAGTGGAAGAAGAAAGTTGCTCCTGGAGGTTTTTGTGGTCATGTTGTTAATCAAGGTGATCAGAAGTGGTCTATTGTTTCAGATCCAACTGCAGATGCGATTACCATTAGGAGACAAAAGGATGGATCTTGGAAATCAAAAAATGGTCGTCATGTTCTGTCATGTAATCCTAGAAAGTTTTATGATTATAATTTTTAGTAAGTTATAATAAATTATTACGCATGTAATCCTCATAATGAAGTAATAAAGTTGAGCCAGATTAATTTCTGGCTTTTCTTTTTTGTAAAAATAAGTATATAATTGTGTGACACTTAATTTTTAAAAATATTAGTAAAATTAACATTTTGACATGAAAAAACACCAATCAGAGAAAAATACACCAAAAATGCAGGTTCAGAGACCTGTCAAAGATGGACCACCTATAAAAACTGAGGCATGGGATGGCAGATTTAAGTCAGTTGAACCTATGAAGTATCAAAAACCAGCCAGAGACAAACCTTATAAGTGGAATCATAATGCAACTATCAACTGGATAATGGGACAAGCAGATCCTGTCGGATTTTTAACACAAGTTATGCAAGGTAAAGAAATATTCCCTGTTTACAAAAATGATGATGGTGGCATGATGACAGTTGGTAAAGTTTCTGCAGATCCAGAACTTAGAGTCATGGCTGCAAAGACATTGCTTGGTAAATGCGTGCCAGATTTAAAAGCTGTTGAAGTTACAGCACAAGTTGAAGAAAAGAAAGTATTAGATATATCGAGGTTATCAGATGGAGATCTCAACACAATTGAAAGAGTCCTTGAACATGCTGTCATTGAATCAAGTGAGAGCAGAGAAGATGAAGAGGTCATTAAAAGAGTTCACCAAGAATAGTTGGCCAATAATTGAACCTTCAAGAGACTTTTTTGACAACTGGCATATAGATGCTATCAGTGAGCATTTGCAAGCTGTTGTTCATGGCGACATAAAAAGATTAATTATAAATGTGCCACCGAGACACATGAAGTCAATATCTGTTGCTGTGGCTCTGCCAGCATGGACATGGACAGTCGATCCAACAAGAAAATTTCTGTTTGCATCATATGCATTGACATTATCAATCAGAGACTCTGTCAAGTGCAGAAGATTAATTGACAGCCCATGGTATAAACAACACTTTGGAAATATCTATGGTTTGACGACAGACCAAAATCAAAAACAAAGGTTTGAAAATGACAAGACAGGTATTCGTATCGCAACTTCTGTTGATGGTGCTTTGACTGGTGAAGGTGGTGACATTATTGTTATTGACGATCCTCATAATGTCCGTGAGGCAGAATCCAATACAGTTAGACAAGGTGTTCTTGAATGGTGGGATCAATCTATGCAGACAAGACTTAATGATCCAAAGAATGGTGCATTTGTAATCATAATGCAAAGAGTTCATGAGAATGACTTAACTGGCCACATACTTGCGAACGAATATGAAGACTGGGATCACCTATGTCTGCCTGCAAGATATGAGCCAAATCATCCAACACCACTGAGGTCTTCTTTAGGTTTTACAGATCCAAGACAGAAAGATGGCGACTTACTTTGGCCAGATCGTATTGATGACAGAACATTAAATACACTTGAGCAATCACTTGGGACATATGCCAGTGCTGGCCAGTTGCAGCAAAGACCAATGCCAAAAGGTGGTGGTATCCTAAAAGCTGAATGGTGGCAACCATGGGAAGAACCAAATCTGCCAAACATTGAATATGTGCTGCAGTCCTATGACACAGCTTTTTCTACAAAAGAGAAAACGTCATATTCTGCCAGAACCACTTGGGGAGTTTTTAGACTGCATGGTCAAGTTAATGTTATTGTTCTTGAGATGTGGTATGACAGAGTTACATATCCCCAACTTCGTAAACTTGCACAAGAAGCATATTATGATTATGAACCAGACGCAGTGATGATAGAAAAGAAGGCATCTGGCCAATCTCTGTTGCAAGATTTACGCATGGCAGGAATCCCAGTTCTTGAGTATATGCCTGACAGAGACAAAGAAGCACGAGCACATGCGAGCAGTGCATTATTGGAAGATGGAAGAATTTACTTTCCTGCTGACAAAAAATGGAGTAAAAATTTAATAGACATATGTGCAACTTTTCCTGCTGGTGAAAATGATGACATAGTTGATACATGCACACAAGCATGGTTGAGACTGCGCAAAGGTTGGTTTATCACTCACACTTCTGATTATGAAGATGAGGATGACGAGACAGAAAAGAAAAGGATGACATTCTATGGCTAGACAACCTCAAGTTATACCATTCGCAGAAGGCAAACCAGCAGACACGTTGCAAGTCGAAGAGTTAAATGAGAATGAAGTTCTGGTTGGAGATCCTGCACTTGATGCCATACCAGAGCGAGACGAAACCTTTGACAACAACATTGCTGAAGATATAGATGAGAATGAGCTCAACAGAAAAGCACAAGACCTTATTGGCTATTTTGATTCTGACAAAGAAGCACGATCTGAGTGGGAAGAAAGATATAAACAAGGATTAGAAACACTTGAGCCAGATGGTGGCATGACAGAAGAAGAAGAACAGAGAGCCACGAGAGGTCTGTCCACAGTCGTGCATCCTATGATTGCTGAGGCAGCAACACAATTTAATGCAAGAGCGATCGCAGAACTTTATCCATCTGGTGGTCCAGTAAAAACAATTGTTGTAGGTGAGCCAAACGAAGAAACAGAAGACCAAGCACGCAGAGTTCGTGATTTTATGAATTACCAGATCACACAACAGATGCCAGAGTATTATGATGATCTTGACTCAATGCTTTTTCAATTACCTTTAATTGGTCATGCTTTTAAAAAGGTTTGGTGGGATTCAAATTTAAATAGGCAGTGCGCACAGTTTGTAAAAGCAGAAGATTTTATCGTGGCACCAGAGAGCAAGGATCTTTATACATCACCAAGATATACTCACATAATCAGAATACCAAGAAATGATTATAACAGATATGTTGAAAGTGGTTTTTATTTACCTATCAAATATGTAGGATCTGCAGAAGATCCTGCCAGCGACATTGGCCAGAAGATTGAAGGTGTTGATGGTTATGAAGATTCAGAATCCAATCCCATGGTCACTCTTTTAGAGATGCATGTTTATGATTTGTTTGATGGCATTGATGGAATGACAGGTGATGATGAAAACCAAGTCATGTTACCATATGTTGTTACAATAGATTATGATTCTCAAGAGATTGTTTCTATAAGAAGAAACTGGGAAGAAGAGGATGAAGACAAAAAGCGAAGAGATTGGTTTGTTTCATATAGGTTTCTTCCTGGAACTGGATTTTATGGTTTTGGTCTTTATCACTTAATTGGTGGACTTGGAAAAGCTGCAACAGGTGCTTTGAGAGCATTATTAGATTCTGCTGCATTCGCAAATATGCAAGGTGGGTTTAAATTAAAAGGCAGAGTAACTGGTGGCGAGATGCAAATCAATCCAGGAGAGTTTGCAGATCTAGATGCAACAGTTGATGATGTAAACAAGGCAATCATGCCACTGCCATTTAAAGAACCATCAGGCACATTATTTAATTTAATGAATGCCATTGTACAAGCTGGACAGAGATTTGCAAGCACTGCAGATTTAAATGTAGGTGATGTAAATCCTAATGCACCTGTCGGATCAACCATTGCATTAATAGAACAAGGCAGTAAATCATTTTCAGCAATACACAAAAGACTGCACAATGCTCAAGGGCAAGAGTTTAAATTATTAGCCAAGTTGAATGCGAAGTATCTGCCAGAAGAATTAAACTTCTCTATGTCAGGTGTCAGTTCTATAATTATGGCAAAAGACTTTGATGGCAGGATTGATGTTATACCTGTCAGTGATCCGAACATTTTCAGCACAGCACAAAGGATCGCTCAAGCACAAGCCATATTACAAATGGCAACTTCAGCACCTCAACTGCATGATGTTTATGAGGCATACAGAAGAATGTATGAGGCAATCAGAATACCTAACATTGATGAGATATTAGAAAAACCTGCTGAAGCACCACGCATGGATCCGATTGATGAGAACATGTCAATTATGTATGGTAAGCCAATCAGAGCATTTCCAGAACAAGACCATGATAGCCACATCGCTGTTCACATGCAGTTTTTACAAGACCCATCACTTGGTGGTAATCCATCAGCGAAAGGTTTACAACCAATAATGATAGCACACGTTGCAGAGCATATTGCTCTATTATATAGAACAAGAATGGAATCAGCTATTGGTATGCCAATGCCAGAGTTGCCAGACTTCAAAGATCCTAAATTTAAATTTAATGATGTGGATCCAAAAACAGATGCTATGATAAGTCAGAGGGCAGCACAAGTCGTACAGCAAGCACCAATCATGCAAAAGATAAGAGGACTTCCAGAACAACAACCAAATCCTTTACAGTATGCACAGCAACTTGCTCAACTTGAAGCAGATGCACTCAAAGCAAGAACTGCAGCACAGATACAAACTGACCAAGCAAAAGCAGCACAGGATATACAGATAAAAGATGCTCAAGCAAGACAGAAACTTGCTGCAGACCAAGCCAAGATACAACAAGACCTTGAAGGCAAGATAAAAAAATTAGAACTTGATCTTGCAATAGAAAGAAGAAAGAATATAGAAAAAGGCAAATTATAATGGCACCAAGAAGAAGAGGACCAATCTCTCAACAACAGTTTAATCAGCTAACATCTAATCTTTTGGATTTAAATACTGGTTCTGTTGGCTTGCCATTTACAGATACAAAAATAAATATTCCTTCTGCAGCACCTCTATCACTTCTTCCTGGAGTTGGTGATGCTCTTTTATTTGGGACTATGGTCGGAAGGACTCAAGCAGAAAACATAGCAAATAAATTAGCAGGCAATGAACCATTAGGACTTATGGAATCAATGAAGAGAGCAGGCACAGGAACAGGTGCTTTAGGTAATCTGCGTCAAGAGGTTGTTGACTATCAAAAAAGTAAAGGTGTTTCAAATCCTGAGTTTATAAGTAAAACAGCATTAACAGACTTCTTCGCGAACAGTCCTAAATATTCATCTTTAGATGTTGCACCATCAAGTATAGGTGGAAAGACTCAACCATTTTCGACAAGATCTGGTTTAGAAAAATCTGGTTTTGCAGGTAATTATCAAGCAGACAGTTCATTTAATATTGGTGGCGAAAAAGGTGAACCAATGACATATGAAGAGGCAATTTTATCAGGTAAGTTTGATGATAGTTTAAAAACAACAGGTGAGTTTGCCAAAGATGATATAGTTCAGTCAAATATAAGAGGTTTTGTTCCTGCAGATCGAACTAAAAAAGGTGGTTTTGATCCAGCATTTAGTCGTGCAGTTACACTTGAGAACAGAGGTGTGAAACAATCAGATCCAGATCCAGGAGATTCTGATAAATCAATAATTTGCACAGAGATGTATCGTCAGACAGGTTTGGATGATTGGTCAAGAGCAATGAAGATCTGGTACATCTATCAGAAAAAATATTTAACACCACTGCATCAAGAAGGTTATCATTTTTTATTTAGACCTTTTGTTAATGGTATGAAGAGAAGTAAAATTATAACAGCGATTGGCAACCACTTAGCAAAAAGAAGAACCAATCACATCAAACATATTTTATTTAAAAAGAAACCAGATTATCTTGGCATGATTTATATGAAAATAGCAGAACCATTAGTTTATGTCGTTGGTAAAATCAGGAGACACTTGAATGATTAAAGATTTTATAATAAAGTATATGAAAGAATTTGTTGATAAAATAATTTTTATTAGAGATTATATTAAATCAAAGTTCAAAGGAGACAAGAATGGCAGAAGTAAAAATAGGAAACTTCGAAGAAAACGCAAAACTCTTTGAAGAGAAGATGGGTTTCCCTCATGACTCTGAAGGATTAGAGTTAACAGAGGAACAGTTGACAAACTTTCTTTTACTTTGCATGCAAGAGATGATTATGCCTGAAGAAGAAGAGCATGAAGAAGAAGTTGATGGCGATGTAAAAGTTAAAATCATGAAAGTTGACAGTGGTGACATGAGAGGTATGATGGATGAGATACTTGGTCATGGTTCACCAAAGGTGATGTAATGCCTTTTAGTAAATACTCACCAAAGCAGAAGAAGTTGGCAAGAGTCGCAAAGCCAAGAAACAAAATAACTGGTGCTGACTTAAAAGCATTGGTGAAGAAAAAGAAAAAAGGGAGAAAGAAAAATGCCAGGACATGAAAACAAAGGAGCAATGTCTGATAGAGAAGACATTTTAAAACCAGCAATGCAGATGGGCATGCAAGAAGGAATGCAAATGCAAGAAAATGCTTTTAATCCTATGCCGACAACATCTCAAGCAGAAATTTTCAGAATGAATCCAGGACTACAACAAGAACTGGAAACACTTATGAAAGCAGGTATCGCAGAAAAAAGAGCAAATCTTGCATTTTTAGGAATCGATGATTCAATGATGTCAGACACAGAAGTACAAAATTACATCATTCCACCAGAGTTACAAGAACTTTTAAATCAACAACCACCTCCACCAGAGATGAGAGAAGAAAGTTATAAAACAGACAGAATGTTAACAGAAGG